GGACTGAGCATGACGACAAAATCGGAGACCGTCCTGACTGCGCTTTTCACAGCCCTGTCGGGGATGACCGGCCCGACGGTCCTTCGCAACGCGGACTACCCTGAGAAAACCAACGCAAGCGGTCTGGTCATCCTGCGGGACGGTGAACCAGGCGAACCCGAGGTCACCCTCTCGCCGCTGTCATACGATTATGAGCATGTCGCCCTGATCGAGGTGATGGTCCAGTCAGACGACAATGACGCCAACTTCGACGTTGTGAAGACGAAGATCGGCCTTGCGATCGCTGCGGACCGGACATTGGGCGGTCTTTGCGACTGGGTGGAGGCGGAGGCCCCGGTGACAGACGACCTCGCAGTCTATGCGACGACATCCATCAAGGCCGTGGCCATCCCGGTCCGGCTTTTCTACTCGACCAGCGATCCGCTGGCCTGACTGACTTCAAAAAGGAGAAATCGAAATGGGACGAGCCTATGGCGGGCGCGCGCTGATGGCGCTTGCATTTGAATCCACCTATGGCACCGCACCCGGGTCCGGTTTTCTCCAGATGCCCTTCGTGTCGTCCCAGCTTGGCGCGTCACAGGAGCTTCTGGAATCGGAACTTCTGGGGTCCGGGCGCGATCCGCTGGATCCGGACCTCGATGTGGTCGTGGCGGATGGCAATATCGTGGTCCCGGTCGACACCGGGGCATTCGGCAACTGGCTGAAGTTGCTCTTCGGAGATCCGACGACGACCGGATCGTCTGATCCATACACGCATGTGTTTGAGTCCGCCGGTTACGATCTGCCCTCGGCTTCGATCGAGTTCGGCTATCCCGAGGTGCCGCACTACGCGATGAATGTCGGGGTCAAGGCCGATACGCTGGAAATGTCCTGGCAGAGGTCCGGTCGCCTTACCGCTCAGATCGGCTTGATCGCTCAGGGTGAGGATCCCCCGGCTTCGACTTCCTCGGCTGGAACGCCGACTGGATACACGGCAGAACGCTTTGCCAACCGCCACGGTTCGATCACGCGGGGCGGCGCCGACCTGGGCAACGTGACCTCGGCAACCCTGCGGTATTCGAACAACCTCGACCGGATTGAGGAGGTGCGCGATGATGGCAAGCTGGGAGGTGTCGATGAAGCCCAGGCGTCATTGTCCGGACAGTTGGTGATGCGCCATGCTTCGACGGCACTGATTTCGGCCGCCGTCGCCGGGACGCCGGCAGCAATGACGCTGGAACTCGCCCGGTCGGGGACGCGGTCGCTCGTCTTCGCAATGCCGCGGGTGTTCCTGTCGCGTCCGAAGGTCGGTCCACAGGGCCCGGGCGGTGTCGAGGTCACCTATGACTGGATCGCTTCGATTGCCACCAACGGCGATCCGATGCTGGAAGCGACCCTGACCAGCGCGGTGGATGCCTACTGATGATCACACTTGACCTGCAAAAGGGCCCCGCCTGGTACGACCTGGTGTGGGACGTTCGCATTCGCGCTCTACCACTGACGACCGAGACCCGACTTGTCGCCGCTGAGGCGATCGGCCCGGCCGAAGATCCGGACGCCCCGCCGTCGCAACGACGCCAACTCGCCTGGGCAAAGGCCGTCGCGGCGGAAGTGATCCAGGATTGGGAAGGTGTCGGGGATGTCGAAGGGAATCCGATACCGGTTTCAGATGCCGCGATTTCCGCCCTACTCGACAACATCGACCTCTACATGGCGTTCCGGTCGGAGTACCTGAACCCTGCACTGGCGGTGGCCTCGGAGGGAAACGGCTCCGCGCCCTTGCCGAGTGGTACTTCGGACAAGGGCGCGAGTACTGCAGCCGATGCGAAACCCGGTGCGAAGATTGCCCGCTGAAGGTCAACCGGCCACTCTCTTATCAGGGGGCTCAGGTTTGGGATATCGCCCGCCGAATGCAGAACCAGGTGCGCCTCGTGGCAGGCTTGAAGGGCGTCACCTTGATCGGTTTCGACATGGGGGTAGCTTTCCAGATGGCAAATGCGATGGCGGTCGATCCGACCGCCATCGCGATCTTTTTCCCCGAAATAGAGGCGGCGGCCGTGGCGGCGTTTCAAGCGACAAAAGGGTCTGACGAGGATGGCTAAGCAGGTATCTGTCCGGCTGGTGTCCCAGGGTGGCGCAGAACTCAAAGCGGAATTCGCCGGCATCGGGCAGGCTGGGGAGCAGGCGTTCCGAAAGATTGATAGCCAGACCAAATCCACGACGGCCTCTGCCAAGGACTTCGAAGCCGCGATGCGGAAAGATCAGCGACAGGTCGATCGGCTGAAAGCCTCTCTGGATCCGCTCCACCGATCGTCGATGCTGTATTCGCAGGCGGTCAACCAAATCAATGCGAGCCTCGCCAAGGGACTTATTCCTCAACAGGAGGCGATCCGGCTCACGGACCTGGCCAAACAGAAGTTTGCGGGCATGTCGACGGGCATTAACAGCGTGTCCGCCGCCGCCAACCGCAATAGTCCTGTGATGCGTGCCATGAGCCTGCAGCTCAGCCAGGTCGCTCAGCAGGGCGCGGCGACCGGCGATTATGTCAAGGCTCTGGCCATCCAGCTTCCTGATCTCGCGCTCGGCTTCGGGACGGTCGGTATCCTCGCAGGTGTCGCCGCGGGCGCCCTTCTCCCGCTGGCCGTCAACGCGCTCAAGGGCGAGGAAGCTGTCGCATCCCTCGCCGACACGATCGATGAACTGGGGGCGGCGGTAGCCCGGGTTGAGGCGGCCGCAGCAAACTCCGGCCTCGGAGCGTCCGAACTCCAGCAGCGATATCGAGGGCTTTCGGAAGAGGCGCGCGATTTCTTCGAAATCGAACGGCAGATCGCGGGCCTTCGCGCGGGTGAAGCCCTGAAGAGCGCGGCGCGAAGCCTGGCCGGGGAACTGGACGTCGGGGGGTCTATAGGGATCGATCCTGATCAGATCCGCGACGCTTCCGCCGCGATGGACGACCTGCGCAACCGTATCAGCGAGCTCGATGCGGTGAGAGCAGACGCCGGTATCACCGCGGTGGAGTTGGCCCGTGCGGAGGCGGCGGCCCTCCAGGACCAGTTGGACGCCGTCAGCGACGTCGTTCTAGGTTTCGAAAGCCTTGCGGACACCCTCGGCATAGCCGACCACGAGGCGCAGGAAGTCGCTGCGCGGTTTGCTGAAATTGAGCAGGCCGAAGGCGCGCGCGCGCAGGCTGATGCTATGATCTCGCTCGTGCGGTATATCTCGGACGTGTCCGACAACCTATCCGATGCGGAAGAGGGTGGTCGGGAGCTTTACGATCGATTGATCGAGGCGACACAACAAGCACTTGTATTCGCCGGTGTTGAGATTTCCGGGCCAGTTTCAGCGGCCGCCGCCGAGGCTGAACGGTTGGCAGCCGCGATGTCGCGTGTCAATCTCTTGAAGGCGCAGAGGCCCGGACTGTCTGGGGTTCTGGCAGACGAAGACTTGGCGATGTCGCAGGTCGTGTTGCTCGGGGCTGAGGAACGTGCATCCAAGCGAGCCGAACTGGCCAATTTTCTGAAGCCCAAAAAGACGAGACGAGGTGGTGGCGCTTCTGCGGCTCAGAAAGAACAGAATGAGCTGATGCGCGATGCAGAGCGCATTTACAAGTCGACGCGAACGGAGGCCGAAAAATTTAACGAGGCCGTCAGGGAAGCCGACCAGCTGCTCGCATCTGGCCTGATCACCCAGGACACCTACAACCGCCATCTTGAGGACCTGAACGAAACCTTCCGAGACATGGATGGTCTGAAGGAGCTGCGCGAGGGGATCGAGGAGATTTCGGACGCCATTGCCAATGCCATCGTCAACGGCGAGAATCTCGGCGATGCCATGGGTAAGGTTTTTCGGAAAATCGCATCCGACCTCATCTCGTCCGGGATCCAGAAGCTGTTGATGCAGACCTTCGGATTTGACGGAGGTGGAATATTTGGCCCGCTTGTGGACAACCCATTTAGCTTGAAACAGCCGACCGGCATGCTGTCCGGCCTCGGGATTGGCGGTTCGTTCGACGGTGGCGGCCATACGGGGAGCGGCCCGCGTACTGGCGGTCTGGACGGCAAGGGTGGGTTTCTGGCGATGCTCCACCCCCAGGAACGCATTATTGATGAATACAGGGGGCAGGGCGGCGGGGGAGTTATTCAGCTGGTCGTGCGCCAGGAACCGGGAACGATCGTCGAGATCGTTCGCAACACGACCGGCGCGATGATCCAGATGAACAATGAGGCGCAGGACGCCGCGTTGCCGTCGAAGATCAGCCATTTCAACAAAGACCCGAGGGTGCTGTAATGCCCAGCCTTTCTCTCGCAGACTTCCTGAGCGGTCTCGCGGTCGTGTCGGCCCGCGCATTTCCGGACATCAACACATCGACGGACGAGACCGGCGCAGGGCAGCTCAACAGAGCGACCTTCGGGACGCGCCTGTGGACCGGAGATCTGACGATCAAGCGGCTGCGCTTTGCGGATTCCGATGCATTGGCCGCCAAGGTTCAATATCTCGAAGAAGCCGATGTCTCTTTCCGGTTTTGTCCAGTGCATTACCTGGAGAACGCCGCCACTACCGGAACCGTTGATGCCATCGATTCTGATCGGCGCGTGGTGACGTTGAATGAGGCAAGGCCGGACGGCGACATTTTCGGCATCACCTTTGCCACCTCCAAGCGCTCTATGCATCAGGTGGTGTCGCGGTCAGGCTTCGTCCACACGGTCGTGCCTCCTCTGCCTTTCGGAGTTGTGCCTTCGGACGTGACAACCTACGGGCGCCCCGAGATAGACGCAGTCCTCACCTCAGCCAATCACCCGGCCTTCAAGCGGTACAAGGCCGACGGTTTTCGACTCTACTGGAAGCAGACCTACTGATGCTCTGGGATAGTGGTGCGCAAACCTTCCTCTCCGGGGGAGGGCAGCCGAACTTTCATCTTGCCCTCACGATCACGCCGATCCTGATCTCCACCGGCAACCCGGTGTCCGTGGGATACTGGACGGGAATGGAGGATATCGACCTCCCGCTCGGCGGTGTAACGGAGACGCTCTTCGCTTCCAAAGGGGCGCTCGATGGCGATAACCCGACCTATGCGGCGGGGACGGATATCCGCCGCCTCAAAGTCTGGATGAACGGGCTCTCACAACAGGCCCTCGATCTGATCTCGGCTTATGACATCGAGCAATGCCCGGCAGCTTTCTGGCAGCTCTGTTTTTCGCAGGGCATGGAATTCAAGGGCGCCCGCCGCCTCTTCAAGGGGTGGGTCGATGAGCCGGAGCAAACCGTCGGGCCCAAGGGCGGCACGTCCCGGTTCGCCCTGACCCTCGCCTCGACGGCGCGGGCAGGCACCAAGACGGTGCCGCTCAAGAAGTCGCACCAGAGTTACCTGCGCCGCGGCGGGGATACCGCCATGGAGTATGCTTCGCTGCTTGATGCGGATTCCGATTGGTGGGGGCCGCGCGGATGACCCGGCGCACTGACTGGCGGGCGCGCCTGACCGCTGAGCTTCGGAACTGGAAGGATCGGCCTTTCGAATACGGTCGGGCTGACTGCGCGCTATTCGCCGCCGCCTGTGTCAAGGCGATGACCGGAACCGATCTGGCGCGCGGGTTGCGGGGCTATCGGACCGAAGCGGAGGGGCTGCGCAAAGTCCGGGCCAAGGGCTTTGCCTCACATGTCGCGGTGTTCGAAGCCTCTCTGAAGCCGACCGACCGGCCGCGTGCAGGTGATGTCGCCATCGTTGAGATCGACCGCCGGGAAGCAACAGGCATCGTGCAGGGCAGGGGTGTTTATCTGATGTCGATCAACCGCGGTCTGGTCCTGGTGCCGCGCAGCTGGATCGTTCGGAGCCTCGCTGTCTGATGGCCGGTCTGATCGTAAATGCCATCGTGGGCGGGTTGACCGCAGCCGGGGTTGCAGTCGGAACGATTGGCGTTGCGCTCATCCAGATCGGGGTGGGTCTGGCCTACTCCGCGATCTCCCAGGCGCTGCAGAAGAAGAAAAAGACCGAGGCTCCAGGCATCCGGAGCAAGTTCACAGGGCAGGGCGATGTCTCGCCGCAGACGATTGTTCTCGGGCTTTATGCGACTGCCGGCCACATGATGGCACCCTATTACACCCACAGCCGTGCCGCGGCCGGGGGCGGCGACAACAACTTCGGGGCCATAGGGTCGGGCGATTACGCGACCTTCCTCATCAACCTGTCCGACGCGCAGATCACCTCCGTGACTGCTCTATATGTCGATGGCGTCCGGTTCGATGTCGGAACGCACCTGGCCGGAACGGGTCATCCGCACTATGGCACGCCGGTCGCATCCGGCGTCGAGCGGGACGACTATGTCGGCAAGCTCTGGCTCAAAGTCTACGACGGCACGCAGACGGCGGCAGACCCTTACCTGCTTGCCGCTTATGGGTCGCATCCGGACCGGCCCTGGAAGGCGACGAGCTGGCACCGGGGTGGTGCCTACGCCATTGTCACGGTCAAACGCGACACCAAGCTGTTCCGCGGCATTCCGAGCTTCCGGTTCGAAGTGCAGGGGATGCCGCTCTACGATCCCCGCGACCTCTCGACGAGCTACTCGGTCAACCCCGCGCGGATGGTCTGGAATATCCTCCGGGGGATTACCCTGCCCGACGGGTCTGTCTACGGCATGAGTGTCGAAGAGGCAGATCTGCCCGCTGCGTGGTGGGACGCCGGACTGGACGAATGCGAGGTCCAGGTTGAAAACCAGGACAGCGGCTTCGAGGATCAATATCGGGCCGGGATCGAGATCCCGATCGCCACGCCGGACGACGGCGGCATGGACCCACTGACGGCCATTGATGAGCTTCTTCCCGCGATGGCTGCCCAGGTGGCGGATCTGGGCGGGCAATGGATCATCCGGGTCGGCGCCCCGGGCCTGGCCGTCGAGACCTTCGATGACGGGGATGTGCTCAACAGCAAGGAAAAGACCTACCGGCCATTTGTCGGGCTGGCGGAGAAGCACAATTGCGTCGCCGCGACCTTCCCCTCTCCGGAGGCGAAGTGGGAGCCGATCGAGGCCCCGCTCTTTGTGAACCAGGGGGCGGTGGACAAGGACGGCCAGCAGCTGATCGCGAACCTCGATCTCGACACCGTGCCCTATGCCGACCAGGTGCAGCGTTTGATGGCGGCCTGGGGCAAGGATGCAGAGCGTCGGCGCACGCATATCCCTGCTCTGCCGCCCTACAAGGACACAATGACCGTGCTGGATACGGTTGATGTGTCTTCGGCCCGGTTCGGCTATTCGGACAAGTCCTTCGAAGTGAGCCGCATGGTCCTCGATCTCCACTCCGGGACGTTCCAGATCGCGATGCGGGAGGTCGATCACGACGACTGGACCGTGGTCCCGGCCGAGTATCAGGCACAGGACGTGCCGAATGTCACTCGCCTGCCCGCGCCCGCTCTGACCATCACGAATTACACGGTGGCGAAGCACCAGATCACCGACGGGGCGAGCGACAAGAAACCGGCGATCCGCATTACCTGGACGTCGCCGAGCGAGAATCTCTCCGGCGTGGCCTGGCAGGTCTGGCGCGCGGGCGAGCTTGTCATCGAGGGCTCCACGGCCGACGCTGGTGCAGGCGAGGTGATCCTCTCCGAAGGTATCCTGCCGGACATCGGCTATTCGGTGCGCATCAAGCCTTTGGCCGAGGCGCAGGCCACCGCCTGGTCAGGTTTCGAGGTTGTTACGACCGACGACATACGGCCGAGCCTGTCCGACCTCGGTGACGATGTTTCCCAAAGCATAGAGACAGCGACGGGCATCGCGGAGACCGCCCGAGACATCGTCCTCAGCGTGAGCCGCAACCCATACTTTGAGCACGACCTGAATGGTTGGTTCAACGACACGGCCGGCACGGTCCCGAGTGAAGACATTGTGGGTTTGGCTATGGTGTCCGGGGGGCCGACTGCCAACAAGGCGGTGGAAGCCACGGGCCATCGGAACATTCATGGGTCCCTTTTCGCGGTGGAGACGGATCGCACTTATCGCGTCCGGTTTCGGGTCAAAGCCACGGGGGCCGGACCTAGCAGTGTCTGGGCAGGGGTCGCCACCTACGACGAGAATGGCACACTAGAAACCACTGCGCCGGGCACCCATCGATACGCAGCTGTACGCAATGGGTTCGTCCCTGTTGATGGTGAGTGGCACCTCTATGAGGGCACAATTACCGGAACCGCTGCCTCGGATAATAGCTTTCGCCCAACCACGAAGTTCGTGCGACCCGTGGCTCTCCTCAACTACGTGCAGGACGGCACCTATGTCTGCGAGGTAGACGAGCTGTCCATCCGTGATGTCACGGAGAGCAAGGAAGCCGAAGCCTTTGCCAACGAGGCGGAAAGCCACGCGGCAACTGCGCTGGCCGAAGCGGATATTGCCGAGACGGAAGCAGGCTACGCTATCGATGCCGCCGCCGCCGCGGTGGCCGCGCGCGACGTGTCCGCCCGATCGTATTCCTCGGCGTTCAAGAACCCGATATTCGCGGGTTGGGACGGCACGTACCCACTTGGGGTCGCCGTCAATGCGTCGGGCGGGTCTTCGGTCGCGAAGGCCACCGACGGAGAGTTTGGCAACGTGCTGGTCCTTGGCACTGGCTCGGCGCTCACAGGCAATTATCCGACCGCATCTGTCGCCTCGACCCACAGCCAGTTCGAGCTGCCTCGCGGCGGCGATACGCTCGGGGTCCGGATTCGGATGGCCCTTGAGCTGGTCTCGGGCGCGTGGTCCGGGACGATGATCCGGGTCACCTGGAGCGGTGGCGCCGGAGGCATCACGAAATACGTGGATCATTACATCCAGGAGCATCTGGGTCAGGTTTCTGGGGTGCAGACGCTCGAACTCGTGGTGCCCAAGCCCGAAGGCTACGTCAAAGGGTCGAGCGGCGATTACGTGCAGGTCGTGTTCTTCGGGACGACCAGCACGGGGGGCTACGCCCGCGCGCAGAACGTGACGCGGATCCATCGATGGGATGTTGAGGAGCTGTCCGGCACGGCCTCCGCCTATCTGGCTCAGATCGCAAAAACCGATCTGGACGGCATCACACAGGCCGCTCTGGCGTTCCGCACGATCTCCGGGGATGCGAACGCGGGTATCGAACTGATCGCGCTGTCCGATCCGACCGGCTCGTCAGCGACCGGCAAGCTCTATGCAGACGAGTGGTTCATCGAGGGCGATATTTCCGCCCGATACCTGGTCCTCGACGGTGGCCTTGACCTTAACATCGAGGGCGCAGCCTTCCGGATGGGCAAGACCAACCCGACCGATGTCGAGACGACGGGCGTCTACATGGGGGTCTATGCGGAGGGCGATTTCTCTTTCACCGTGGGCACGACATACGACGGCGTGAACCGTTACCTGCAGATGCAGTCGGACACGTTTCGAATCGTCAATGCCGAGCTCTTCGTGGATGGGGCGCTTGCCGGGGCGGAAACTGAGGTCACGACCACGCAGACTTTCGACCTTCCGGGCACCGCGGACTTTGTCGAAGGTTCGATCACCGGGGCTGGCGGAGGAGGCGCGTCGGCCAAGATCCGGCACGAATACGGCGACGGCAACCTGTACGAGGCCAACCATGTCGCTGGATCGGCCGGGGAAGTTTCGAAGATCGAGATCCTCGACGGCACAACAGTGGTGCACACTGTCACTGCAAACGGGGGGGCCGGCGGCTCGGCCGCGTCCAGCGCGCCGGGCCAATACGGGCTGTCTGGCCAGACCTCGACGCACACGCCATATGGCGACGGTGGCACCGGCGGTTCCTCGCATCCCTCGAATGCGGGCGGCAAGGGGGGGCTAGGCGGTTCCCGAGGGGATACCGTGGTCCTCGCCCCATTCGATTATACCGGCCTCGCCGACCCGAAGATCCGGTTCACGATCGGAGAGGGCGGTGACGGGGCCCCACAGGTCACCGGGGGGCCGACGGGCGAGACCTTCTATGCGTCGGCCGGGTCTGACGGGCAGGACGGCGTCGGCTACTACCGGACCAAGGAGGCCACGGAGATCTCCGTCGGCGCGGTCGCGCCGAACATTACGGCCAGCGGCACTACGTCGGTGACTTCAGGGACAGCAGGGAGCCTGCCGGATCTGGGACGCGGTGCCTGGACGCTGACGAATGTCCCGCTCGGGCTGGTGCTGAGCCAGGGCGCCGTGACGATCGTCACCAATACTGTTGCGGGCGGCGCGCTGACCTTCTTCGCAGACGGCCTGGTCAGTTTCGACACGAGCCATTCCGAGACGCGGAACGTCGATTACACATTCTGGGTGATGAGCTGATGGCTGACCCGATTATCTCCGTTCTCTATTGTGACCCGGTCACACGGGAAGGTCGCTCAACCGCCACTGGTCCACGATCCCGCGTAACGCGCGACCCGAACCATGTGGTCGCGACGCTTCCGGCCGGTGCGGACCCGGCGAATTGGCGGGCCAATGAGGCATGGGACGGGGTTGAGCCGAACCCTGCGCGTGCGGTGACGCGCGACATGGTGGACGTCGAATACCGGGCGCGCCTCGCGGTCGGTTTCACGTATGGGGGCAACCTCTTCGACTTCAATGAGGACAGCCGGGTTTCCATTCTTGGCGCAGTTGCCGCGGCGCAGCGTCATGTCCAGTTGGCAGCCCTAGACCCGGCCGTTGCCCTTGGTAAGGCCGACTGGCTCCGGGACGGGACGGATTTCACCTTCACCGACGCGACCGACGCGGAGGTCCCGCTGACGGCGATGGAAATGATCGCCCTGGGGATGGCCGCGGCCGAGCACCTGGACAGTCACCACGACGCCCGGCGCGCCCTCAAGGCGATGGATCCGATCCCGGCAGACTACACCGACGACATCTACTGGCCTTGAGGAGGGACACCTTGTCAGACCCAACCAAAGACCCGTCCCTGATCGGGCAGGTACTCAACGAGCGGGCGGCGCTGCTGGCCTTCTTTGGCGCTCTGGGCGGCGCAGTGCGTTCCGCGACGCTCCGGACCAGCTGGAAGGAGGGGCTCCGGGTCATCTTCGTGGGCAGTGTCACCAGTTTCGCCTTCGGAGAGCTGGGGCCGTTCCTCCTCCAGCCCTGGATCGGCAAGATCCCGGAAGAGCTGGGGGGGAAGCTCGGCACGCTCTGCGCCGTCGCCTTCCTGACCGGCTTGATAGCCGTGACGGTATTTGAACGCTTCCTGGCCAAGAAGGAGGTCGAAGATGATCAGGGCTGAGAAAACCACACCCAATGCCGACGCGTTCCGGACGTTGATCGTAGGAGGGATCATCGCCATCATCCTCCTCCTCGCGGTCGATCCGGCGGCGCGGTACTACGATGAGCACTTGCGCCCGCGTCCGTGGATCAGCGCGGAGGTCAAGGTTCTTCCCGCGCGGGAGGGAAAACCCTTCGTGGAATATTCCGTGGACGCGAGGACGCTTGTCCGGGCCACCTGGAAAGCCTGGGTTGAGAACGAGCGCGGCGTTCGGCTATGCGGCGGCCAGGGGCCGGGCGACTACAGTCCCGCGACCGAAAGCCCGAAGGTCTGGGGGTGGGCGAGCTGGCTCGGCAAGGACTGCTTCGTCCCGAAACGCGCCTTCCGTCTTTGCGTCTCCTATGTCGCCGAACTCAACAGCCGCGCGCGCGCGCCTTTCGGTCCCTACTGCTCCGATCTGTTCCAGGTCGAGCCTGCCCGGCCGGACTGACCATCGCCACATCGTTGACCTTTTGCCCCGCCATCGAGCGGGGCTTTTTTATGGAGGGCCAAGCCCATGCAACTCAATGATCGCATCCTGCAAATCGCCCGCGCCGACGAAGGCACCTGGGAGTGGGCGGGCGACGAGAACAACCCCGTCGTTGTCGCCTATTACGCGGAGGCCGGACATCCCGAGGTGAAGGATGACAGCGTGCCCTGGTGCGCGGCCTTCGTCGGCGCAGTGCTGGCCAAGGCTGGCGTCCAGGGGACGGGCTCGCTTCTTGCCCGCTCCTACCAGAGCTGGGGTGAAAAGGTCAGCCCGGAAGACATTCAGCCCGGCGACGTGATCGTCTTCCCGCGCGGAAACTCGTCGTGGCAGGGCCACGTCGGGTTTGTTGCGGGGCTCGCCGGTGACAAGGTGCGTGTCCTCGGGGGCAACCAGGGCGACCAGGTCAATGTGAAAGCCTATCGCCTGTCGGATGCCATCGCGATCCGTCGGGCGAAAGAGCCGCGCACCAGCGTCGGCCAATCCAGCACGATCCGGGCGACGGGGGCCGGAGCCGCGGGCGTCTGCACGGCCGGTGGGGCGGCCATCGCAGGTCTGGACGGAACGGCGCAGATCATCGTCGTCGTTGCATTGGCGGTTGTCGCGCTGGCCCTGGCCTGGATCGCGCGGGAACGCATCAAAAAGTGGGCGGCGGGGGTCAGGTAATGGCCCGCGTCACAGTTGATCCAGGGGAGAGCGTGCAGTTCAAATGTCCTGGCTGCGGTTGGCTGCACATTCTCAACATTGACCCGACCTCACGGCCTTGCTGGTCATTCAACGGTGACACCGCTCGCCCGACATTGGCGCCATCGATAAACGCATGGCGGGAGTACGGTGGCGACCGCGTCACAGAGCGTTGCCACAGTTTCGTCGAGAACGGGCGCATCCGGTTTCTCAACGACTGCACCCACGCCCTGGCCGGTCAGACCGTCGATTTGCCGGAGATCGAGACGCCATGATCCGCATCCTGCTCGGCCTCGTCGCCGCCCTCGGCCTCGCCCTCGCCATCCAGACCTGGCGCCTTGATCGCGCCCGCGACAAAGCCGACCGCCTCGACACCTGCGAGGAGGTCCAGGACATCAGCACGGAGATCCGCAATGAAACGGATGATGATCTGCTCTATCGCACTTCTCGCCCTCGCTAGCTGCACCGCTGGCGACTTCTGTCAGGTGGTGCCTTTCGAGAAACGTTTCGACCCGGCCACCGCACGGGCGGTGCTGACGACCGACCGCGAGGTTCTGCGCCAGATCGCCATCGAGAACGAATTCGGCCGCCGTCACTGCGACTGGTGACCGGCTTTCCCCGCCGCTGATTGCGGCTCTTCTTCACATCACAGGAGACTATCATGCCACGCAACGCATTGGTGCCGGTCGATGATACGGATTGGACCCAACTCACAGCGAACGACGTTTCCGAGCTTTCGTTTCAGTTCCAGGAGGGTCACCTACTCTATGTTGCTGCGACCAACGGAGAAACGAAACCGGCTGCGGCATTCACCGGATACCAATACGGTTTCCAGGAGGGGGAAGCTCTCATGTCG